TACAGACAACGTGATGCTGACGCTCAACGTCATGAATCAGGTGGTGGAGACTAATCGAGATGCAAAGCACCAGATCGCCTTGGAGTCACAGAGAGCCGCGAGCGACATCAAGGCTGTTATTGCGGGCGATGATTGCGCTCGTCGGCCTGTGCCAGCTGTCGCTGCTCAGCGCCTGCGTCAGTACGCGGACAGTATACGTTCCGGCGCCGGTGCCACCGCTCAGCATTGATTTAACCGCTGATACGCCTGTACCGGCAGTGCCTGACCCACTGACCTGGGAGGCTAGCTTGGATCTCAATATGCATCTGTTATCGGCCCTGTGGCAGTGTAATGCTGACAAAGTAAGTATCCGGCGTATAGTGTTAAAACACTTATCATCTGTAGGGGATAAGTAAAAAATCCCCCCGTATGGAATAATATATTTTAGCCAAGATTGCTAGCTAGAGCTATTTAATTGGTAGTTGTCAAAGTTATCATTCTCCCTATATTTATTAATGGATTATTGACTAAGTAATGATGTTTTTAGAATGTCACCATTTTCATTATTTAACCTTCTGGTGATTTTTTTTGCTTTAATTGAGTACAGCGTATTAATTAGTTCGCTGAGTTTCATGTTGTAATCTTTTACTGTATCTAGCGTAATGATTTCTTCTTTCTTCTCACTATATAGAGCTTCAATATATGCTGAATCATTATTCTGGTTGTCGGTAGTAAATACGATGTTGATCGTGCTGTGTGCAATTATATTTCTATAATTGGCTAATTTGTTGATGCATTGATATGCTTTGAATAGCTCATGATGTAGATCCAGATCCTCATCGCATTTATCAAGCGCGGTGTTTAGATGTTTTATTTTTTCCTTTAATGTTTTGTTTTTTATTTCTTCAAATTCATTAGGTGGAAGTAGTTCTTTGAGTATGTTTTTTGTAAACAACTCAATAGTTCCAAATCTTAATATAAATGTTCCAATGTGTGGTGCCCATATATCAATGTCTGTTATTTCCATTTTGGCTGCCTAAATTAATGGACGATTATAATTCCATCATGCTTGATAATGTTGACTTGAGTTAAGTATATACCATTAATCTACTAAATCACGGAACTACTTAAAATAATGGAAGAAGAATCCAGCGTATTACCTACTGAATAATAATTTATTGAAAAGGTACTCCCAGCGGATGGACTGTCCCACGGGGCGGGGGGCGCGGGAAACGGCGCATTTTTTCGATCCTATAGTCATCATCATCATAGGGTTAACCTACTGATTTTTAATAAGCCGACCGTCAAATGATGTCGGTTTGTCCCTTTACTTATTCCATTCAGGAGAGCATTTACACGAATTTACAATAGGAGGCGCGGTGGATAATGAGCTGAAGAACCTCAAGCTCAACATCAATCAGCTGGCGGCTATCTCTCAGACTCATCGTCAAACCATCGTCTCCCGTCTTCATCACGTTCCGCTAGCACCGGGTAGTCATGCTAAGAACAAGCTGTATTACCTGACCGATGTGATCGCTGAGCTAATCAAAACAACCCCGTCCGTCCCCGCTGAACAGAACCCTAAATTGATGACGCCTCGAGAGCGTAAGGACTGGTATGACTCCGAGAAGTCGCGGGTCTGGCTGGAGAAGGAGCTGCGTAACCTGATCCCGGCTCATGAGGTGATCAGCGTGTATGCCGGCATGGTAAAGGCGGTGGTGCAGATGCTGGAAACCCTGCCGGATCGGTTAGAGCGTGATGCCGCCTTGCCAGCGCTCGCGGTGGCGCAGGCTCAGACGATCATCGATGCGCTGCGTGATGAGTTAGAGCAGCAAACCTATCAATCCTGTAGCGCGCTCTATGAACAAGGGGAGGAGGTTGACGATGGCGATGACGATGATGAGGAGGGGAACTGAACAGGCTTCCGCTCGGCGGATTGGGCAGGATATCTCCGCGCTGTTCCGTCCCCCTCGTCGGATGGCGGTGGCGGAGGCGGTAAAGCGTTATCTCCGCGTTCCGGTAGGCGCTGGCAGCTCGTTGCCGTGGGAGGCAGAGCTGACGCCTTACATGCTGGAGCCAATGAATTGCCTGTCCCTGCGTGAGTTTGACGCGGTGATCTTCGCCGGGCCCTCGCGAACGGGGAAAACGCTGGGGTTACTGGATGGCTGGATTGTTTACGGTATTGTCTGCGATCCGGGCGATATGCTGGTGGTGCAGATGACGGAGGGAAAGGCCCGCGAACACTCTAAGACTCGCTTGGCGCGTATCTTCCACCATAGCCTGGCGGTTAGACGCCGCCTCAGCCCGATACGCAACGACAACAACGTCCACGATAAGATCTTTAGTGACGGCACCTTTCTGAAAATCGGCTGGCCCTCGATCAATATTTTCTCCTCCTCTGACTATAAGCGCGTCGCGCTGACGGATTACGACCGCTATCCGGAGAACATCGATGGCGAAGGGGACAGCTTCGCGTTGGCCTCCAAGCGTACCACCACCTTCATGTCCGCCGGAATGACGCTGGTAGAAAGCTCGCCGGGGCGGGAAGTCATCAACCCGAAATGGCGTCGAACCACGCCACACGAAGCGCCACCGACGACCGGCATCCTGGCGCTCTATAACCGCGGCGATCGACGCCGCTGGTACTGGCCCTGTCCGCACTGCGGCGAGTATTTCCAGCCGGCGATGGAGAACATGACGGGATACCGCGAGCAGGCCGACCTGATGCAGGCTAGCGAGGCCGCGCATCTACAATGTCCATCCTGTGCAGGCGTGATCCTCGCCGAACAGAAACGTCTGCTGAATAACCGGGGTGTCTGGTTGCGTGACGGCGAGCGTATCGACTCCCATGGTCAGCGTAGCGGCACACCACGTCGGTCACGTATCGCCTCTTTCTGGTTGGAGGGGCCAGCGGCCGCGTATCAGAGCTGGCCGCAACTGGTCAACAAGTTATTGAGCGCCGAACAGGAGTATGAAACCACCGGCAGTGAAGAGACGCTGCGTACGGTGATCAACACCGACTGGGGATTGCCGTACCAGTCCCGGCTAGCCCAGGGGGGCCAGAATAGCGAGAGCTTGATGGCGCGCGCCGAAGCGTGGACGAAGCGCACTATCCCGCCCGGTGTCCGTTTCCTGGTGGCGGCCGTCGACGTTCAGGGGGGCAAAAACGCCCGCTTTGTGGTGCAGGTCGTAGGGTATGGCAGCCAGGGCGAACGTTGGATCATCGATCGCTATAACATCCGTCACTCCGCGCGCGCCGATGGACAAGGAGAGAGCCTGCCCGTCAACCCCGCCGCCAACCCCGAGGACTGGCAGCTGCTGCGCAGCGATGTACTGGAGAAAAGCTATCCCCTCGATAGCGAGGGGACGCGACGGTTACCGATCTTGGCGATGGCCGTCGATTCCGGAGGCGAAGACGGCGTCACCGATAACGCCTATGCCTTCTGGCGCGCCTGCCGTCGCGATGGCGTGGGCGGCCAGGTCTATCTGTTTAAGGGGGATGGATTAGCGCGCACTAAGCTGATCAGCAAAACCTATCCCGACAACACCGAACGCAGCGATCGCCGGGCACGAGCTCGAGGCGAGGTCCCGCTGTATCTCTTGCAGACCAATCAACTGAAAGATCGCATCGCTAGCGCACTGGCGCGAGAAACGCCGGGGCCGAACTACGTGCATTTTCCTGATTGGCTCGGCGCATGGTTTTACGAGGAGCTGACCTATGAAGAACGTGGTGCTGATGGCAAATGGCGCAAGCCGGGGAAAGGCGCTAACGAGGCATTCGACCTGTTGTGTTATGCCCATGCGTTGGCACTCCTACGCGGTTATGAGCGCATCAATTGGGCGAGCCCGCCCCGCTGGGCGCGGTTACCGCAGAATGCGCCGGAAACACTCACACCGACGCCACACCCGGCGTCAGCCATAACATCACCACGCCAGAAACCGATCCCATGGGGCGGCCAATCAGGAGGAGGATGGCTATGAGCCAGACACAACGCGCGATCTTACAAGCCCTGTATGACGACTATGTACAGGCTGAACATGCCGTACTCAAGGGGCGGTCGATCACCCTCAACGGCCAATCGATGACGATGGAGAACCTGGCCGAAATCCGCAAGGGGCGGGAACAGCTAGCCCGGCAGTTGCAGGATTTGACGGGACGGCGCCCCCTCTACCGCACGGCGAGGTTTTCATGAACCTACTCGACGAAGTGATAGGGTTTCTCTCGCCAGCCTGGAAGCTATCCCGTTTGAGCGCGCGCTACGCCATTCGCGCCTTCGAAGCCGTCACACCGACGGGAACTCACCGCGCCCGACGAGAAGGGCGCAGTGCCGATCAACTGGTGCAGTTCGCTGGTCGCTCTCTGCGTGAACAGGCCCGCTGGCTCGACAATAACCATGACTTGGTCATCGGCGCCCTGGACAAATTGGAGGAGCGCATCATTGGCGCCCGCGGCATCGTCGTCGAACCGCAACCCCTTACACGAACCGGCGAACTGGACCAACCTTTAGCCGAGCAGATCCGCCAAGCGTGGTCCGAATGGTCGGTCAGCCCAGATGTCAGTGGCCAATACACCCGTCCGGTACTGGAGCGCTTACTGCTCCGCACCTGGCTACGCGATGGTGAGGTCTTCGCACAATTGGTCATGGGGGCGGCGCCCGGCTTGACACCGGTTGCTGGCATTCCCTTCTGGTTGGAGGCGCTAGAGCCTGACTATGTGCCGCTGGACTACAACGAGCCGGCGCAGGGCATTGTGCAGGGGATCCGCTTCAATGCCTGGATGCGGCCACTGGCGTATCGTGTGTTTCTGCATTATCCCCGCGGTGCGGGCGGTCTGACGGCAAGCAAACAGATCGACGCCGCGCGCATGCTACACCTCAAGTTCACCCGACGGCTGCATCAAGTGCGAGGTGTCTCGCTGTTGTCTGGGGTCATCATGCGCCTTTCCGGTCTCAAGGAGTACGAAGACAACGAACTGCTGGCGGCACGCATCGCGGCCTCGCTGGGAATGTATATCCAGCGCGGGGAGGGGATAGACTACGATCCGAGCAGCTATAGCACCGAGATGTCGCGTGACCTTCAGCTGACCCCGGGAATGGTCTTCGATGGCCTCCGCCCCGGAGAGAAGATCGGCCTGATTAAATCCGAGCGTCCCAACCCCAACCTGGAATCGTTTCGCATGGGACAGATGCGGGCGATCGCGGCCGGGAGCCGCAGCAGCTTTTCCTCCATCGCTCGCAACTATGACGGCAGTTACAGCGCCCAGCGCCAAGAGCTGGTGGAGGCCCAAGAGGGCTACACCGTCCTACAAAACACCTTCATCGCGGCGATCAGCCGCCCCTTGTACCGCCGCTGGCTGGCAATGGCGCTGGCCAGTGGGGTGATCCGGCCCGAGCCATACAGTGACCCCGAGACCTTGAATAACGCCGTCTACAGCGGGCCGGTCATGCCGTGGATCGACCCCCAGAAAGAGGCCAATGCCTGGCGCGTGATGATCCGTGGCGGCTCGGCAACGGAAAGCGATTGGGTCCGTGCCCGTGGCGGCACCCCCGCCGAAGTGAAACGCCGCCGTAAGGCGGAAGTAGACGAAAACCACAAGCTGGGTTTGGTCTTCGACACCGATCCGGCCAACGACAAAGGAGGCTCCCCCGATGACAGACACGACACGCCATCCACCGAGGAACAGTTGCGCACCCGCCGGCGTTAAGGGCTGGTTCAGTATCTGCGCTACTGCACCCCGGACGGCGGAAATCCGCATCTACGATGAGATCGGCTTGTGGGGTATCTCCGCGCGCCAGTTCGCCGATGGTATCACGGCCTTGGGTGAGGTCGATCGCATCGACCTACATATCCATTCGCCGGGCGGCGATGTCTTTGATGGTATCGCCATTTACAACCTGCTGAGTCACCACCCGGCAAGCAAGACGGTCTACATCGATGGCTTGGCGGCCAGCATGGCCTCGGTGATCGCCATGGTCGGGGATCCCATCATCATGCCGGAAAACGCCATGATGATGCTGCATAAACCTTGGGGGATAGCCGGCGGTGATGCCGATGACATCCGTGATTATGCCGACCTGCTGGACAAGCTAGAGACGGTACTGATCCCCGCCTACATGCAGAAATCTGGCCAGAGTCGCGAGGCGATCGCCGCCCTGTTAGAGCAGGAAACCTGGCTATCGGGTGCGGAGTGTGTCGAACAGGGTTTCGCCGACACCCTCGCCGCACCGCTGCAACGCATGGTCGCTCTTCAATCCCAACGTTTAGAGGAATTCGCGCATATGCCGAAGACAATTCGCAACATGGTAAGTCCGCCGCGCAACAGCGGCGAGATGCCCGCGTCCGCCACCGCGCCGGACGAAGTACAGATCCGCGCCCAAGAGCGCGAGGCGCAGCGCCAGCGCGTCAACGCTATCCGCGAGTTGTTCGCGCTATTTGGTGAGCAACAAACCGAATTGATGATGCTCTGCATTGGTGATGTCGATTGTGGCATCGAGCAGGCGAAAGACCGTCTGTTAGCGGCCCTAGGCCAGAACGCCAGCGCGAGCAATGTCCTGGAGGCTCCGCAGAACCGCCCAGGCGGTCATGTCGGTAACGGCAACATCACGGGCGACGCCATTCGCCAGGCGTTGCTGGTCCGTGCCGGTTTTGAGGAGAGTCAGCGTGATAACCCCTACAACGGCATGACGCTGCGTGAGATGTCGCGTTGCTCGCTGACCGATCGGGGCGTGGGGATAGCGGGGCTCAATCCAATGCAGATGGTCGGGCTCTCTTTTACCCATAGCACCTCTGACTTCGGCAACATCCTGCTCGATGTGGCGCACAAATCCATCTTACAGGGCTGGGAGGAGGCGCCGGAGACCTTCGAACAGTGGACCCGCAAGGGCAGTCTCTCCGACTTCAAGGTTGCGCATCGCGTAGGGTTGGGCGGTTTCCCCTCACTGCGCCAAGTGCGTGAAGGGGCGGAGTTCAAGTATGTCACCTTGGATGATCACCAGGCGACGATCGCCCTGGCGACCTTCGGTGAGCTGTTCAGCGTGACCCGCCAGGCCATCATCAACGACGACTTGCATATGCTGACCGACGTACCGATGAAACTGGGGCGGGCGGCTAAGGCCACCATCGCCGATCTGGTGTATGCCATCCTGCTCAACAACCCGAAACTGTCGGCGGACGGCATCGTCCTGTTTGATAGCGCGAAACACGGCAACATCCTAAGCGGCGCGGCAATGGACGTCGCCAGCCTGGATAAGGCGCGCCAGTTAATGCGCCGGCAAAAGGAGGGGCAGCGTCATCTTAACATCCGTCCCGCCTTCGTCTTGGTCCCGACCGCATTAGAGGCCAGCGCCAACCAAGTGATCCGCTCAGCCAGCGTCAAGGGCGCCGAGGTGAATGCCGGGGTCATTAACCCGATCCAGAACTTCGCCAGCGTCATCGCCGAGCCGCGCCTAGACGATAGCAGCGTTACGACCTACTACCTGGCGGCCGCCAAGGGAAGCGACACCATCGAGGTTGCCTACCTCAACGGTGTGGATGTCCCTTATATCGATCAACAGGAGGGCTTCGAGGTGGATGGCATCACCAGTAAGGTGCGCATCGATGCCGGTGTTTCGCCCATCGATCATCGCGGTCTGGTGCGCTGCGACGCCTAACCGTCCATGAGGAATTTTGAGATATCCGGCCGCAGGCCGGTAGGAGAACCGTATGGCGAACAACTATCTGCAACGGGGCGGTACGATCGACATCGACGCTGGGGAGGCGGCCATTGCCAGCGGCGCGCTGGTAGCGCTGGGGGATATGGTGGTCATCGCACTCGGCCACATCGAGCCTCATCATAGCGGTGTCGGGCTGACCGAAGGCGTCTTCTTGGTGCCAAAACTGGAGTCCGAGGTGATCGAGTCGGGAAAAAAGCTTCATCTGAAGAATGGCGTGGTGCAATTGTCCGCCTCGGGCGCCGTGTATGTCGGTAAAGCCTGGGCGAACGCCGGGGCGGGTACGACGCTGGTGGCGGTGAAGATCAATGCCTAGCCCTTTTACCCAGTTTGCGGCCTCGCTGGATGCGTTGACGCAGGCCCGAATGGGGGAGCAGGTGCAGATCAACGGGCTGCCGTATTGTGCGGTACCCGCCACTAGCCCGGCGCTGTTTGGCGCCGTCGAGGCGGAGCTGACGACACTGATGATTTTCAGTGCCGCCTATCGTCCCCAACGCGATGATGAGGTGGTTTGGCAAGGCGCCGAGTATCGGGTGGCCCGCTACCATCGTCAGAATGGCAAATACGTTATCCAACTGGAGCCGCAATGAAAGGTGAAGACAAACTGCGAGCCATCTTGACGGATCTGGGGGGCAAGGAGTTAGCGCGCGCCAGCGCCCAAGTGGTCAATCGGCTCGCCGCCAAGGCGATCACCCGTAGTTTACGACGGGTGGCGCGTGAAAAACGCCTACCGGTACGGCGCCTGAAACGTCGAGTCAGGTTGACTCAGGCCAAGGCCAACACGGAGTGGCCACAGGCGCGTATCCGCGTATACCGCGGCGATTTTCCTGCGATCAATCTGGGGACGGCACGCATCTTGGGTATTCCTGGGCGGCGGGACAGCGTGCTGCACGTCGGTCATCACTCCCTACCGGGCGCCTTCATCCAGTACCTAAAAACGGGGCGTTGGCAGGTTCTACGCCGCGATGGCCGGGCGCGTATGCCCATCCACGTGGTGAAGATCCCGGTGAAGGAGGCGCTCACGACCGCCTTTCGCGAGGAGACCCAAAGACTATGGCAAGACAACCTACCTCAAGCGTTACAGCAGGCGATGGCGCGCCAACTTCAGTTACTGCTCCGCCGTCAGCGTTGACCCCGCAGGGCGCCATCCGTCACCGCATTCGCCAACGGGTACTCGATCGACTGAAAACGGCGTTGCAAGGCGAGTCTCAGGTCCACTTTTTCGATGGCAGCCCCAGCTTTATCGATGGCGAGGCCGAACTCCCTGCCGTGGCCGTCTACCTCAGCGATCTACAACCGGAGGCGGTCTACTTTGACAGCATTAGCTGGTCAGGCGTGTTACACGTGCAGATTTTCCTGCGGGCGCGTGAGCCGGACGCTGCTTTAGACCGCTGGGCGGAGTGTTACGCGGCGCCACTGCTGGCCGATCCGGCGCTACTGACTCCATTCGACGGAGATCTGGCGCCATTGGCATGCGACTACCAGCGCGATGAGGAGTTGGGTATCTGGGGCGCGATCGATCTGCAATATCAAATCCGTTACACACAGGAGCAGCTATGACAGCGACAACGACCCCGCAGAAGGGCAGTGGTACCACCTTATGGATCTACACCGGCCAAGATATGGCACGCCTCAATGTCATCAACGACGACGACTGGCAGCGATTGGGCAAGGTCAAAGATATCCAACCGGGTGAACTGCAAGCCGAAACGGACGAAGATAACTATATCGATGACGATGATGCCGACTGGAAGCGTAACGCCCAGGGGATTAAATCTGTCAGCGACTCTACCTTCACCCTAGCCTGGTTACCGGGCGATCCCGGCCAGCAGGCGGTGCTGGCGGCCTTCGACGATGGCCGCGTGATGGCTTACCGGCTGAAATATCCGAACGGAGTGATCGACATCTTCTATGGCTTCGTCTCTGCACTCGGCAAGAGCGTAAGCCAGAACGAAACCATCACCCGTATCATTCGTTTCACCCACAGCGGCAAACCGACGTTGGCCGAGGTCGGTTCACTTCCTGAAAACGCAACGTGAATGGAGGGATGATGCAACTGAAGCATGACACGTTTTGCTATGGCGACGAGCAGGTCGTACTGCGAGAGCTGACGGCTTTACAGCATGTGGAATACCTGCGTTATGCGGCGGCACACCCGCCGCCTGATGCGGGTGCGGGCCTCAGCGGTATGGCCTACCTGGCGGAGATGAACAACCTCAACTGTCAGATCAACGCGTTGTTAGTGGCGATGTCGCTGGCGAGTAACGCCCCCACGCAGACGGCAGAGGAGCGGGCCGAAAGCCAGCTGCAACTGATGGCGACTTGGCCCGCCCAATTGTTGGCGGAGGCGGCTCAACGGGTATTGGCGTTGAGTCAACTGTTGGACGAGGGGCCGCCAGAAGAAGCGTCTGAGCGATCCGATGCCGCAAAGCCCTAGCGGCGGAGATGGCGTTCATCCTGCGTCTGGCGCGTGAGTTTCACCGGCCTGACTGGTGCGCCATGTTGGCCGGCATGAGTTGCAGTGAGCTGCGCGACTGGGCGTCGTTCTACCGCGAACATCTCTTCGCCGATACCCAGCTCGATCTGGAGTTCGCCGCCCTGCAATGCACGCTGGTTCGGCTGGTGGATGCCAAGGCCCGGCCCGCACTCACCGACTTTACGCTATTGATGCACGCCACCGCACCGCCGGAGAAAGACGACGCCCAGCTGATGCAGTTGGCGAGTGGCCTTATGGGGAGGGAACGGTATGTCCCAGATCAGCCAACTTGAAGTCCGACTGGATGCGGACACCGCGCAGTTCCAGGAGGGGTTAGCCCGAGCCCGTGCCGAATTGGGACTCATCGGGCAGGCCAGTCGGGAGGCGGCGCAGCAGACCCAGTCGGCATTCGACTCATTATCTCGGGCCGAGCAGATAGCCCTCAACCGTCTGAAGTCAGCCATCGATTCCACGACCCGGGCACTGACACAGCTAGAACGTCAGCAACGCCAGCTTCAAGCACAATTTGCGGCTGGGAACCTGACCCAAGCCGAATATGCCCGTTATATGCAGGTGCTCGACCGTAACCTGCAAGGGGTGATCAGTCGTGAGCGTCTATTGAAAACCGCCTCGACGGGGTGTACCGAGGCGCTACAACGTCAGCAAAAAATGGTGCAGCGCCTCAATATCAGCCACGGCCAATATCAAATGGCGCTCCGTCTGCTACCGATGCAGATGACCGACGTGGTGACCCAGCTCGCCAGCGGCCAGAACCCGTTACTGATCCTGATCCAGCAGGGTGGCCAGGTTCGGGATTCGTTCGGTGGGATCCGTAATACCTTTATTGCTTTGAGCCAGGTGATCTCCCCGCTGAGCCTGTTGCTGGTCGGTCTGGCGGGGGCCGGTGGCGCGTGGGCCTATGCCCTGTATCAGGCCGATCAGGAGCAGCGCCAGTTTCAGCGAGGGCTAATCTTGACTGGCCACTATGCCGGCCTGACGACGTCGCAGCTACAACGTCTAGCTCAGAGCCTGGCAGGTGACGGTGTCACGCGTCACGGCATGGCCGATTCCCTGGCGCAGGTGGTGAGCAGTGGTGCCTTTTCCGATGCACAGGTTGCGCGTGTCGCTCGCGCCGCCGCCCAGATGGCGCAGGCCGTCGGGCAATCGGTCGAGGAGACCATCAGCCAGTTTACGCGGCTGCAGCAGGAACCGCTGAGCGCGGTGCAAGCGCTGGATGAGGCCTTACACTTCCTGAGCGCTGCCACCCTACAGCAGATCGCCACGCTGGAAGATCAAGGGCGGCGCAGTGACGCCGCGCGTCTCGCCATCGATGCCTATGCCTCCGCGCTGAATGAGCGAGCGCATGCAATCCGGGACGACTTAGGCTACCTGGAGGCGGCTTGGCATGCCGTTTCGGACACGGCTGCCGCCGCCTGGGAGTCGATGCTAAACCTGGGGCGTGAGCAGACATTAGAGGCGCGGATTGCGGCGCTAGCGCAGCAGATCCAGGCCGGAGGGCGCCAATTCGGCGCGGTGTTCGTTCCGGCCAATCAGCAAGATCATGCCCAGTTGGCTCGCCTACGGGAAGAGAAGTACCAGCGCGATGTCGCTGCCGCCCGGGATAAGGCTGAACGGCAGGAGCAGGAGCGGCAGAAGCGCCAGTTAGCCGCCAACCGCCATTGGCAGGCGCTCTACGAAAGTGAGGAGCAACAACATCAGCGCCGCCTCGAGGCGATCCGTAACAGCGCCGCCAGCGAAGCAGTTAAGCAGGCGGCATTGGCGGAGGAGCGTCGTCGCTACCAAAGCCGCCAGGATCGTCGCCATGCGCCCCGGGAGGACGAGGGGCAACGTCTGTTAGCTCAGTACCGTCAGCGCCAAGCTCAACTCGATGCCGAGCTGGCGAAGGCACGTCAGGCTAATGGCAGTCAGTTGCTCGATGCCGAACGGCAGCGGCTGCAACTGCAGCAACGCCTCAGCGATATGCAGGGGCGTCAACTGAGCGATAACGACAAGAGCCTGCTGGCCAATCGACAACAGCTGGAGCTTCTCTTGGCGCAAAACATGGCGCGGGAGACGGCCTTGGCGCGCCAACAGGCATTAAATGCCCTGCAACGGAAGGGAGATCAGCTGGCCCAACAAGCCAGCCAAGAGATGGAGAGGGCGCGTTACCAGCAAGAGAGCCTGCTGGCCGGCACACAACTGGGTAATCAGGCGCGTCAGCGTTTACAGCAGGCCTTGGCCCTACGCCAATACTACCAAACACGCCTGGATCAACTGGAGCGGGATAGCCGCGCCAAGGGGACCCAGGAGAGCGACGCCTATCGCCAGGTTACCGCGGCGTTACGGGATAACTTGGCGCAACGTCTGGCGTTGTTAGAGCGCTACCACGCTCAGGTAGATGCACAGGAGAGCAACTGGCAGTTGGGCGCGATCCGGGCGCTGAATAATGTGGCGGAGCAGGGGGAACAGGTGGCGACGCTGACCGAGGGGGTCTTTACCCGGGCCTTCGATGGCATGGGCGACGCGCTGGCGCACTTCGCCCTGACGGGCAAGCTGGAGTTTCGCAGCTTCGCCGCCTCGGTGCTGAGCGATTTGGCCAAGATGGAGCTCCGCATCGCCACCTCCAAAACCTTGGGGTTGCTGTTGAACTTTGGTCGCAGCCTGTTAGGGGGCAGCAATGAGGGATACGGCGCTAATGCTTTTGACAACGGCATGTACAACCATCTTCGTTTCAATGCCCTCGGTGGCGTCTACCGTACCCCCAGTCTCCATCGCTACAGTGGCACGGTAGTCAGTCATCCCACCGTCTTCGCCTTTGCGCAGGGCGCGGGGATCATGGGGGAAGCGGGGGCGGAGGCGATCTTACCGCTGCGCCGAGCCGCGGACGGTAAGCTGGGTGTCGTCGCCAGCGGTGTAGTCCGAGAGAGCAACTTCTCCCCGGTCTACAACATCACGATCAACAACGATGGTCAGCGGGGAGAGATTGGCCCACAGGCCTTGGCCGCCATCTACGAGGTGAGCCGGCGCAGCGTGGCGGACTACTTGGCGACGCAACGGCGTGACGGCGGCTTACTGGGAGAACCCTGATGGAAACCTTTCGCTGGCCAATCCGCCCCGATCTGGTGATCGTGTCGCAGCCGCGGGTCAGCCGAATCCGGTTCGGCGATGGCTACGAACAGCGTCGTCCGGATGGTTTGAATGCCGATCTTAAGATCTACAGCGTGACCTTAGTGGCATCCCTCGCCGAGGGGGCACTGCTGGAGGCGTTCTTCGCCCGTCATGGTGGCGTCGACGCGTTTCGTTGGACACCGCCGTACGGTTACCGTCCGATCAACGTGCTCTGCCGCCAATGGCGGTCGGTTCGTCACGCGCGCAAGATAACCTTTACCGCTGACTTTGAACAGGTGGTCGCATGATACCGTCATCGATGCAACAGGAGGCGAGTCGCCTGAGCCAATCCGCTCGCCTGGATGTGTGGGAGGTCGATCTGACCGCCATCGGTGGCGAACGTCATTTTTTCACCAACCAGCACAATGAAAAGGGGCAGGACATCGTCTGGCAGGGGCGGACGTATATCGCCTATCCCGTTACCGGTAGCGGCTTTACCTTCAATGGTCGCGGGCCAGCTAACCGTCCCGAGCTGCACCTCTCCAATCTCTTTGGTCTGCTTACCGCTATGGTCGAGGATTACGACGGGCTGGTGGGTGGCAGTGTGATACGCCGTACCCTCTATGCCCGCTTTTTGGATGCGGTGAACTTCTATCAGGGCAATCCCGAGGCTGATCCGGAGCAGGAACAGGTACAACACTACCGGATCGAGCAGGTGGTAAATGTCACGCGAGATAGTGTGCGAGTGGTGTTATCCGCACCGACGGAAAGTGACGGCGCCCTTTGCCCTGGGCGCATCATGCTGGCCGACGTTTGCGCATGGATCTACCGCAGCGAAGAGTGCGGCTACCTGGGGCCCCCCGTGGCGGATGCCCTCGACCGACCCACTCAAGATCCCGCCGCCGACCAATGCAGTAAGACACGCCGTGCCTGTGAGTTACGGCACAACATCGACAGTTATGGCGGCTTTCTCTCCATCAATAAACTGACCCAATAGGTATCGCCATGCTTGATGACGACATTCTGGCGCATGCGGCACGCATGGCGCCGGCGGAGTCCTGCGGCTTTGTGATACGAACGCCAATGGGCGAACGCTACCTACCATGCAAAAACCGCTCACTGGAGCCGAGGCGCTATTTTCGCATGACCCCACAGGATTACCTCCAAGCCAGTGCACGCGGTGAGCTGGTCGCCCTGGTTCATAGCCACCCACATGGCGATCCTTATCTCAGCGCCGCCGATCGGCGGCTTCAGATCGCCAGTGCCTTACCTTGGTGGCTGGTCTGCGAGGGGCGTATCGCCCGTTATCGACCTGTTCCATTACTACTGGGACGCCCCTTCGTGCATGGCCATGCCGACTGTTATGCCTTGCTGCGCGACGCCTATCACCTTGCAGGGATCGCGTTGCCGGCCATGCACTACGACGCTGACTGGTACCAACAGGGCGCCGATCTTTACCTGCAAGAGCTGCCCCGTAACGGGTTTTCCCGTATCCCTCTGGCGGCAGCCCAGGCTGGCGATGTGTTGCTGTGCTGCTTCGGCTGTTCGGTCGCGAACCATGCCGCCATTTACTGTGATGACGGGCAGTTACTGCACCATCTCCCTAACCAACTCAGCAAACGGGAAGGATATAGCGAACGATGGCAACGACAGACTCACTCCCTCTGGCGCCACCACGCCTGGCACGCATCTGCCTTTACGGCGATCTGCAACGATTTGGCCGCCGCCACGCTCTGTTAGCCGCTACGGCAGCGGAGGCGGTTTATGCCTTGGCTAGCCAATTACCGGCGCTACGCCGCCAACTGTTACAGGGATGGTATCAAGTCCGTCTCGCTGGCGAGGACATGACGACCGAGATCTTGGCGCAGCGCCTGCACGAGCCGCTGCCCGATCGGGCGGTGATCCACATCGTCCCACGCCCAGTCGGCGCCAAAAGCGGCTTTATCCAAACTATCCTGGGCGCGGCGTTTGTCGCCTTTGCCGCCTGGAACCCGCTGGGGTGGTCTAGCGCAGTGATCGGCGGCCTTGTCGCCAGCGGCGGCGGACTAGCGCTGAGCGGCGTTGCCATGATGCTGACGCCGATGCCCAAGACACCAAGCCTGCAGCGTGCGGATAACGGCAAACCCAACACCTACTTCTCCAGCCTGGATAACCTGGTCGCCCAAGGGAACCCGGTACCGGTGGTCTACGGCGAGATCATGGTGGGGTCACGGGTCATCTCACAGGAGGTGAGCGTGTGGGATGAGCAAGGCGACGTCATCGTCGTCGGCATGCGCTAACGACAGAGGAATGGCATATGGGTAAGGGCAGGGCTAAACAACATACCCCCTATGAGGCACCGGATAGCCTGAAATCGACGCAGAGGCTCAGCATCATCGATGCGATTAGTGAGGGGCCGATAGAGGGCCCCGTCGCAGGATTAGCCAGCGTTTACCTCAACGATACGCCTGCCATCGATGATGAAGGTAACAGCAACATCAATGGCCTGACGGTGATCTACAACGCCGGTACTCAAGAGCAGGCTGCATTAGAGGGATTCGAGGCATCGGGTGCGGAGACGATCATTGGATCTGAGGTAAAGGCCACCACCCCGATCACGCGTACCATCACGTCAGCCAACATAGACCGTTTACGCCTGACGCTCGGTGTGGTCGCGTTACAGTCGGTCAGCGACGAAGGCGATCGCGATATCAGCAGCGTCACCCTACGGATCCAGCTGCAACGCGACGGCCATTGGCAGGACACCAGTGAGCTGACCCTCCGCGGCAAGACGACCAGCCAGTTTCTGACCTCCGTGGTGCTAGACGATCTACCGCCGCGCCCCTTTGGTGTCCGGGTGGTGCGTGTCACCCCGGATAGCACCAGCGATCAGCTGCAAAACCGTACCCTATGGTCGAGTTATACCGAGATCATCGATATTCGCCAACGCTACCCCAATACGGCCGTTGTAGGGCTATTGGTCAACAGCGAGCAGTTCGGGAGCCAGCAGGTGCGCCGTACCTACTTGGTGCGTGGGCGCATCATTCAGGTTCCGGCCAACTACGATCCGCTCACTCGCCATTATGAGGGGCTCTGGCAGGGCGACTTCAAGGCGGCCTGGAGCAACAACCCCGCCTGGGTTCTGTATGATCTTCTGACCCATCCCCGCTATGGCCTAGGGCGGCGTGTCGGCGCTCTCAGCGTGGATAAATGGGCGCTGTATGCCATCGCCCGCTACTGCGATCAACCTGTACCCGATGGCTACGGCGGTAGCGAACCGCGTATGACGTGCAACGCCAGCCTGAGCGAACAGCGCAAGGCTTACGATGTGATCAACGACCTCTGCTCCATCATGCGGTGTATGCCGGTCTGGAACGGTCAGACGCTTACCTTCGTGCAGGATCGCCCGTCCGACGCGGTCTGGTCTTATAGCAACGCCAATGTGGTTGAGGGGCGTTTCAATTACACCTTCAGCGCATTGAAGGCCCGCCATAGCGCCGCCGAGATCCGCTTCGTCGATCCCGACAACGGTTGGCGTGTTTCGACCGAATATGTGGCGGATGAGGGGATGATTGCCCGCTATGGACTGAACGTCCTCAAATTGGACGCGTTCGGCTGCACCTGTCGAGGCCAGGCGTACCGCATGGGGCTTTGGGCGCTGACCAGTGAAAAACTGGAAACCCAGATGGTGACCTTTAGCTTGGGGATGGAGGGGATCCGCCATCTCCCCGGCGATATCATCGAAATTTGCGATAACGACTATGCTGGCATTGCGCTTGGGGGGCGCTTGCTGGAGGTCGGCGAAGGATGGGTTCGCCTCGACCGCCCGGTTAACGTGGAGACGTTCACGCAGTTGCTGGTGGCGGACCGACAGGGGCGTCAAGTCAGCGTAGCCATTCATGGCCAACCGGCTCCGGATCAGCTACATGTTTCCGCTCTGCCTCCCGGATGCGTCGCGTTCGACTGTTGGAGTCTCCGTCAGGCGTCGTTACGTCCACGCCTGTTCCGCTGCTTGGAGATCGTGGAGAACGGCGATGGCAGCTATGGCGTGACGGCACTGCAACATGTACCGGAGAAGGAATCGATAGTCGATAACGGGGCTCATTTCGATCCCAAGCCGCCCACCATCTACGGCATCGTGCCGCCGGCGGTGCAACATCTGACGGTGGAGATTAGCGAAGCGGGCGGCCAATATCAGGCCTGGGTACGCTGGGATACCCCACGAATGGTTAACGGCATCCGTTTTCTCCTGCAACTGAAGATCCAGGATGGGGAGGTGCAGCGCTTAGTCGGCAACTACACTACAAGCGCCTGCGAATACCGCCTCTACGGGCTGACGTTGGGTCACTACCAGCTCAGTGTGCGTTCGGTCAGTGTCAGTGGGCTACGAGGCGACCCGACCGAGATCCGCTTTGTCATTGCGGCGCCAGAAGCGCCGATCGAGGTGGCCATTACGCCGGGCTATTTTCAGTTCACCGTAACGCCACGCCAGACCCTGTTTAATCCTGAGACACAATTCGAATTCTGGTTCAGCCCCCGGCGTCTGCACGATCTCGATCAGATCGTCACCCAGGCGAGTTATCTGGGGAGTGGGCGCTTTTGGGTGGTCTCCGGCGCGATGATCCGCCCAGGGCAGAATTACTACCTGTACGTTCGTAGTGTTAATGCCGTTGGCAAATCAGCCTTCGTCGAGGCTGTCGGCCAGGCCAGTAACGATGCCGCCGGTTATCTGGACTTCTTTGCCGGACAGATCGGCCGCACACATCTGGCCCAGGCGCTCAGGGAGCAGATCGCGTTAGGGGCTGAAAGCAGCGGTCAAATCGAGGAAATCAACCAAAGCTGGCAGGACTTGCAGGGTAGACTCAACACCCTGTGGGGCGTACGGGTACAGCAGTTACAGGATGGCCGTCACTATATCGCCGGCTTGGGTGTCGGCATCGAGAATGACGCTCAGGGGGAGGTGCAGAGTCAAATCCTGTTGTTGGCCGATCGTTTGGTGATGCTCGACCCGGATAACGGTGCTACGACGCCGCTATTCGTCGTGCAAGAAGGCCAGATGTGGCTGAACGAGCTGCTGCTTAAGCGGCTGATCGCCGCCTCTATTATCTCATCGGGGAATCCTCCTACCTTCGTCCTCACCCCGGAGGGGGCGCTGTTTGCGCGTCAGGCGGATATCAGTGGCCATGTCAATGCCACCAGTGGCCGTCTTAGCCATGTCACCATCGATGAGAGCTGCGAAGTGAAGGAGATCCGCGCCGAAACCATCAAGGGCGATATCGTCAAGGTCATCACGCTGAGGCTGGGCACGCCGTTGCAGATCAGTGCCGCCCCCTTCGATCGCCTACTGTTTGCCATGCCGGTCGCAGCCCACGGTACGACCTCGACCAATACCACCAGCTCAGGGAAGGATGGGCGGGATATCAGCAGTACTAGCTACTCTGGGACACGGATAGGTATCAACATCAATGGCCGAGAGGTGGTGGTCGCTAACCAACTTGGCTCAGGGGTCGATGTGGGGACAGCTATCGAGCCCATCCCTGCCGCAACGAATATTACGCTGGAGTTGTGGGTTGAAAAGGGAAATAGCAACCATATGCGGCGTTATACCGATGACCAGACTATCTCAATGACGCTCAACTGCCTGCTGTACAAGGCCTAAATTGCGACGATGTACACGAGGGATACCATGACGGTGACGATTTCCGGCAATCTAAAGGATGGGACGGGTCAACCGATCGCCCATGCTGAACTGACGCTACTGGCTACACACACTACCCAGGAGGTGCTGGCGCATACGCATGCCACGGTGATCACCTCCGCTCAGGGAGCCTACTCTATGGCGGTACTCCCGGGGCGCTATGACATCACCCTCTCAGTCGAAAACTATCCACCGCAAAAAGTCGGGACCATCAATGTGAGCGAGGACGCCAAGGAGGGTTCGTTAAATGATTTTTTGGTGATGCTGACGGAGGAAGATCTTCGCCCGCACGTGGTCCGCCGCTTTGAGGAGATGGTCTCGCAGGTCAGCGCACAGCAACGCAGCATCCTTGACCAGCAGCGGCACACAGCGCAGATCCATAGCCAAGTGGAGAGTACCGCCGAGCAGATCGAGCAACAGGCACAGCAGGTGGCCACCTTGGCGCGTACGGCTCAGACCAGCCAACAACAGGCTGAGCGTGCGCAAGGAACGGCTACGCGCGGTGCGCAAACGGCGCAACGAAGTCAACGCGCGGCGGTTGCCGCCGAAAATGCCGCCGCGCAGAGTGCTCAGTCGGCAGCGCGTAGCCAGCAGGAGGCCTTAGCCGCGAAAACGGCGACAGAGCAGCTCCTCCAGCAGACACAGCTCAGTGCGCAGGATGCTGAGGTGAGTCAACGGGCGGCGCTCTCCTCTGCCGAGGACGCACGGCACAGCGCTCAGGCCGCCGCACAGGCGGCGGAGCAGGCGGCCAGCCAGACGGTGACGCAGCTAACCGAGGCGGTCAGGGATGAGCGGGAACAGGTGGCAGATCTACACCGTCAGGTGGAGGAGGCCGCTGAGCGGGGCGAGCAACAGGCACAGCAGGCCACGGCGCAAGCCGATGCGGCGCACGCCAGCCAACAAGCGGCCAGTGCGGCAGCGAGTGCCGCCGAACAATCCGCACATCAAGCGCAGGGTAGCCAGCAGGAGGCAGCCACCTCGGCGGCGCAGTCTCAGCGCAGTGCGCAAACGGCGCAGTCTAGCCAGCGGAGCATGGCGGTTGCTGCGGATCACATCGTCAAAAGCGCTCAGACTCTGCACAGTGACCAGCAGCATCTCAACAACTTGAGAAAGGATGTCGAATATTGGCAGGATAGAGCCAGGTGTTGGGCGGATGACGCTAAAACGTACGCCGGCCGTGCCGCAGGGAGTGAATTTGACGCGAGATCCTCTTTGTTAGGGACAAGAGATCTCCGCGAAAACATCTTAGAGATTGCAGCGGAGATAGACGAGAGTGTGCGGCAGGCAGAGGCTGCCGCGTCACAGGCAGCCGAACGGGCCGCTAGCGAGGCGGCGACCCTGGCAGCAGAGCGCGCCGCCGCACAAGCCAGTGAGCAGGCTGCGGCCCAGTTGACGCAGATTTTCAGCGATGACCTTGCGCAAACGCAACAGCATCAACAGGCGGCTGCCGCCTCAGAGGCTGCGGCACAGCGTGCAGTGAAGAGCGCTGAGGAAATACTAGAGCAGGAACACGCGCGGACAAATGCTGTGTTACAGCAGGCGAACGAGGCCGCTGAAAATGCAGAGCAGTATGCGCATCAGGCTGAAATATCGCTAGAGGGAGCACGCGAAGCGGCTGAAAATGCGCAAGATTCAGCCTTACTTGCCCAGTCTGCCAAACAAGATACTGCCCAGTATGTCGCGGAGGTACAGGCGCATACGCGTCAGGTGGTCTTATCGGCGCAACAAGTTAAGGATGACACCGATACCAGTGTGCAGCTGGCAGAGGAAGTGGCTCAATTAGCGCAGACCACCCGATCTCTGGTGGTGAAAGGCCAGGAGCACGTTGAACGCATCGAGCGAGAGCTTCAGCTAAATGAGGATAAGGCACCGCTAGCGAGTCCGGCTTTTACCGGGCATCCCACGGCGCCGACGCCGGATAAGTCGGCTGCCGGACAAGAGATTGCGACCGCGGCCTTTGTGTTGGCGCAGATAGCGCAGTTGATTAACGCTTCTCCGACGGCGCTGGATACCTTACAGGAGCTGGCCGCAGCGCTCGGTAACGATCCCAATTTTTCGTCAACGGTGATGACGATGATTGGCCAGAAGCTGGATAAGGCGCAAAACGGGGCTGATATTCCGGATAAGGCCCGTTTTCTGGAGAATATTGGTATCGTTGAGGCGACGACCTCGCGCAAAGGCATCGTGCAGTTGAGCGACAGCGTCAACAGCTTCAGTTCCACCCAGGCAGCCACCCCATGGGCGGTAACGCGGGCGTATGACGCAGCCACCCGTGCCGCTAGTACCAACCAGG